GCTGCACCGTCGAGGATGCGCAGGACATTTTCAGCATCGTAGCCCCCTGCTCTTGCGCCCAGACCTCCAGCGCGCTCAAAAGGCGCAGGCCGCTGCCGTCCTCCGCATACCAGCCAAATTCAAAAGCAACCGGATCTGGGCTGATCACGGTCTGTATGACCTGACCGGCGATAAACCCGCCTTCCGACATCAGAACAGCTCCGTCAGGCCCTTTGATCAACCCTGCCAGCGTTTGGCCTGTCTTGAGCCTGCACACGCGCTGAGGTCCGCGAACGAAGGCCACCAGCTGCTCCGTCATATCGATGACGCGAGGAATATCCTGCACTGTTGCGGGCCGGATCATCCGCCCGGCACCCAGGTGATCGCCTTGTCTTTTAGAGACGCCAGCAGCGCGAGGCCGGTATCGCCGGGATACCGCGCGCGCTGGTCAGCGTCAGTCCACCTACCGTAGGGCGGCTTGCCTTGCTTGGACATCTTGCCATAAGCCTCCAGCTCGATGTTCCGGCTTTCTGAAGACGAAGTGCTGCGCATGTCCTTCATGCGCCCCACAAACATGCTGATAGGGCCACCGATCAGCCGCCCATGATGATCACCGTCCACCTCTACGGTGGAGAAGAGCTGGTAGAGCACCTGACAGCGGCGATTGTTGACCTCTGTCGCCTGCCCGTCACAGCGCGCGACCATTTCAGCAGAGGCGTTCGGGATGTCAAAGCGCACCATCCCGGCACTCATTCCGTATGTTAGAACCATGGACGAGATCTTGATCACGTCTCCGGTGCCCTGATAATCGATACCCCCCACTGTCAGCGGGCCGTAGCCAAGCCACCAGTTTTGCGGGTTTGTCGTAAAATCCATTTGACACAGAATCGTGCAACCCACATCGCCACGGCGCAAAACTTCATCAGGAATATCGATGATGTTCATCAGAACGCCTCGACAAAGGACACGCTTCCGAACTTGACGACATCGATGCTGGCGCCGATCTGATCTCCCGTCTCCATCCGGCATCGCAGCTGGAGGTGATCCACGACCACAACCTTTCCCTGAAGATGGTCCCCACGGATGTTAGGCATTACGGACACCCTAGCTGCCGTCGCACTCTCTGCGATCGCAGAGACCTTCGTGACCTGATAAAGCCGATCATCCAGCGTTACATAGTGCCCCGGCCAAAGCTGCGACAACTCTGGTGTGTCGATATCAATGAAGCTGTCACGGTGCGAAGCGTTGGTACGCAGGGTGAAGCCTTCGAAGACCGCCCCGTCCCACCCGACGTGATCAAACGTGTATCTTTGCGCAGAAAAATTCGGGCGCAGCATTCGGCCTGTAGATTCGTTGGGATACCAATTGGACACGACAGGCACCACACAGGTCGCACCCGCGGCCTCCATTTGTGTCACGAACGAGGACAGCGCCAGCTGGGCATGCATGTCTTTCGCAATCAGGTTCATGTCCAGCTTCCACAAACCGTTGAGAGTCGGTTTACCAAAAGCTTCGCCGTCGATGTTGGTAAACGGAGAGAACCGCGTGCCTGCAAGCTTTGGCACGCTGGCCCTGACGGTGACCGGATAGGGAAACGCGACGTCCACTATCGACCCCCGCCCGTGTATTTCATGTCGGCTTGCCTACGCCCCGCCGCACCGATCCGACTGTCTGCCACCACCTGGACGCGCGCCATGATCTGCCCCCCATCGGTCAGCATCAGATCGCCGCCGATGACCTGCACGCGCGCAACGTCGCCCGCCTGAGATTGCCCGCGCATTGCCCGCGCTGTATCGCGCGTAGAAGTGACCATCGCAGGCCCCCTGATAATCTCCGGACCATTCTCGCCAGCAATTCCGACTTGCCCTGATGGAATGTATCCACCCTTGTCGAACATGCCGGCAAAGAAGCCGCCCAACAGACCGCCAAAGCCACCCTTTTTGGGTGCACCGCCGCCTGCAAACATGCCAGAACCGAACAGCGCATATTCCAGAGCCGCGCGCTTTATACTGTCCTTGAATGCGTCCATCGCATCCGCACCACCCATGGCAGCGTCAATAATGCCGTCTTTGAATTGGGCCTGCATCTTTTCCATAGCAGAGATCTTGTCGCGCGCTTGATCGTACTGCTCCGCAAGCTGGCCGACCTCTGCAGCCTCTGCATCGATCTTGACTGTCAGTTCTTCGGTGATCTCCATGCCTCGCTTTTTGGCTTCGTCCAGCAGCCGGTGCTTTGCCGTGAGTTCGGCAACCTGCCCTGCGGATTTCCCCAACAGATCAATCTGCCGCTGGATGCGCTGTAATTGATCTTCGGAAATGTCGAAAAGCGGTGTTTGTTCTTTGCCGCCACCAGCGCCTGAACTGCGCGAAGCACCAGCGTCGCTTGGTGCCTTCGGCGGTTTGTAGGTGCGCAGGAACTCGCCTGCCTCTGCAGTCTGAATGTCAATCGCGCGACCACCGACCGTGCGCGGATCTATGGCACCCCTGCGGCCCTTTTCGCTAGACTGCAGTTCTGCGGCACCTAAAGCGCCCGCATAATCCCAAGCCGCACCTGCCATGGCCTGCAACTTGCTCAACATCGTATCAGCGCTTGGGAAGGCGCTGGCGATAGCAGCACCAGACGCATAGGCAGCATCGACAAATTCGCGCATGGAGAAGGTGTTGTCTTCGATCACGCCAACCAGTTTGGCCGCGCTGTCCGAAACTTCGCGCACCTGAACGGCAAGGTTCAACGCCTCGCCCGTCAACCCTTCCAGCGGCCCGAATGTGTCAGTAATGACCGCAAGAAGCCGCTCACCTGCCGCGACTACCATATCCGGCCCCTTGGCGTTTCCAAAGGAGTCTAAGGCATCTAGCAATACACGCGCCTGCGCCTCAGTGGTTCCGAACTCCTCTTGAAGCGCGTCGATTGACTGCATGTATTTTGTGCTGATGAACTGAGAATTTTCCGGCACGCTGTCGATAAACTCAATCAAGCTGCGCAGGCGGTCAACGTCAATGGCGTCGATGGCTTGACCAGCTGTCAGGGCCTCTAGCGCAAGCGCCTTGTTTATGCCTGTCAAAGCCTGTGCAAAAACCGCTGCCGCCTCTGCGGCACTGCCATACTTTTCCTCAAGCTCAGCCGTTGGAATTTGCGCGTTTGAGACAGCTGTAGAGTAAGAATTTACAGCGCTTGTAAGAGCATCTGACCTCTCTTTAAACTCACCTGCCGTTTCACCGCCGCGCATGAAAAAGGCTATCAGAGGCGCACCAACAGCCAATGCCGCACCTAACACTGCACCCATAGGGCCGAACACGCCAAGAAGCTGAGAGCCCTGCTGAGTGAAAGCTGTGAGCGCGGATTGGCCGCCCTGCACCTGCACCGCGAAGTCACCAACCTGGTAACCGGCTTGCTGAAAGATAGACCGATTGCGATTCATAAAACCTGTTGATGATGCAACGGCACTATTCATGGCGATCACGTTGTTCGTCGCGCCTGACAACCGCGCCGCCGTTCCATCGTATTCCCGCTGCAAAAGGTCTAAGCCCTTCGCGTGCTGTGTCGCGTCAATGGTGCCAGCCTCGAGAGCTGCATTGAAACGCAACTGCTGCTTTTCTAGCTTCGCCTCCGCCGCCGCCAGCGGATTAAACTTACGCTCAAGACGGTCAATCGCCGCGCCCGCAGACTTTGCCCGCTTCTCGAATTCCGCCTGCTGCAACTCCAGAAGAATGGCAATACGCTCTGTGGGCTCAACCATATTTTGCCTTTAATTGCTGAAACTCATCCCACGTAGGCGGTTGAGTGGTTTCGCTCGCGTGGGCCTCGTTCCAGCCCTCGATAAATAGGGACCAGTCCGCAGGCGTCATTGCACGCCAATCGACAGCGCTCAGACCGGCGCTGATTGCGTTTTTGATTTTGGTTTCCGCCTCGTAGGCTTCTGACCTGTCGTTGCGGACGATCCAGCTAAACCGTCTGCTTTTTTTTTACCCGCATCGGGCGGCAGGAAAGCGGCAAGTACCAGATCCTGTGCCATGGCGCGGATGCGGTGGTTTTCGTATGGCGGCAGATCGTCCACCAGCTTGTCAGCTGACTTGTCATTTAAACCAGCGCCTACCAGCCCCAGCGCAACGATATCGCGACAGTGGCTGGATTTCACCTCTCCACGACCAAGCAACTGGTCGAGGAATGTAAATATCCCGAGCCCGTGCTGCTTCTCAAACCGCTCGATCTCTCCATTCCGCAAGATCAGCGGGCGGCTTTCACCGCCCAGCTGCTCAACCGTGCCCCCTGCTGGAGCTTCCGCAGTGATTGGCATCAGGCTTCCGCTGTAAACGTCACAGGAGAAGCTGACGAAAGTGCTATCTCCTGCTTGACGGCTCCACCATTCAGCTCTGCAGAGATACCAAGATCGCCAATCAGAAATACTCCCTCGAATGCCCCGAGACCTGGAACGATGATCTGCATAGGCGCTTTTCCGTCACCTTCCAGCTTTGCAATAATCAAGCGCTCGGTCTGATCTTTGCTCTCAAAAAATCCACTACCAGAGGTCATGACTTTGCGCAGACCATGCGCCACCTCTTGCCATGCATTGCCGGTAATATCCCCGCAGCTGACGCTCGAAACATCGATCTCATCGCCGCCGATGGTCAGCGTACGTGAATTGAGGCCGCAGAGCGTGCTGAATTCAACAGGATCAGCGTCGTCTCCGATTTTGATTAGAAACAGGTCTGGATTTTGCTTCGCCATAGTTAAGCTCCTTAATAAGAGATATGCACGCGCTTAGGCGTTCGCTCCTGCCTTGCCCAAGGGCGGGATATGGGCATGTGCGGCAGGTGGCCGCGCAATCTTGTCAGCCGTCGATGATGGCCGAAAAACCAACGATCGCGGTGTAGCTTTTGGCGTCACTATCCGGAGTGACCTCTTGTGTTAGCCACTGGATCTGGACCAGACGGAACCCTACAAGATTTATTGGCACACCATCCAAAGCGGCAGAAATCGCCTCTGCGCAGCGTGTCGCCTGCAACCGGCCCGAGGTATTCGGGCGACTATGCGCTTCGATACCGAACGTGACCGTCGCCGCCCGTCCACAATCACTTCGAAGAGGTCGAACCTCGATCGCTCCGATCCGAATATAGGGACGGGTCGCGCTCTGCGGCGGCTGATCATAAACACGGCTCTCGATTAACTCAGTGACTCCAGCGTCTGCTTTCAGTGCGAGAATTACCGCTGCCTGTAACGCTAACGCGTATCCATCAGCCATTTTTTACCGCCTTGATTGCGTCCCTGATAGCCTTCCGATTACGCGCGGAACGCCGTTTTTTCGTAGCCTTCATTGAACGGTTCTTAAACGGCGTCGGTCCGCTCTCGCCCTCGATGACTTTGGCCTTTGGCCCAAAGTCGACCAGTTGGGCACCGCCCTCCATTGCAGTATTTCGGATGGCGCTTCGGTTTTCTCCACTGCGCTCCGGTATCAGAACCTTTGCGAGGTCTACGATTTCTTCTGCATTTTCGCGGTTTGCCTTTGCAAACTGCTCAACGATTTGAGGAGTAATACGGTCCAACATGGATCTGGTTGCGTCAAAGCCTGTCTTCTTCACTGGGCACCTCCGGCCTGCGCCAGAATATCCAGCATGACACCCTCGTCATCAGCGTTGGCGATACCGATAATGTTCCACGCCTCACCACGCGCAATTGCCTGGTCACCCTCAGTTAAGAGCGTGCTCTGGGAGCTTCTTCGAACCCGGATTGTAGCAGTGCGCAGGTTCTCGACGGACCCACCGGCAATGCGCTCTTTGCCTACGGTCTCTCTCACGTTGCCCCAGACAGTAAACAGAGGCTTGAATTCACCGACGACGTTGCCATAGCCATCTTCGATATCAGTTCGTCGATTGAAGGCAACGCGGTGCCTAAGCCGCCCAGCCTTCACAGCCCGACCATTCGATAAGGCATAAGCAGCGAACTCACACCGAATGGGAGTGTGTCAGCAGAACCGCTTGCACCTCTATTTTCGTACCAGTGTGCTGCGAGCATCATAATCGCGACCTTAATGGGGTTTGGGACCTGCGCGGCTGTCCCGTAACCGGCCACAAACTGGATCGAAATCGGTACCGGTGATTCCTGCGAGACAGTTGGGGCTTCGAAGTTATCTTTGAGCAGAAGCAGACTACCGCATGATGCCTCTGCGATCTCAAACTGGCTTTCATGAACAACCGTCGAAACTTCATCTTGATCGAAGTAAGAGAGCTCCACGGAGGATACGTCAGGAAAGGGAAATTGAACCTTGTATTTCGGCCAGTCAGTCAGACCCATTTTCCAAGTTTGGGAGACAAGGCACCGCCCCAATACCCCGGAGTATCCATCTACATGGTTTATCGCCGCCGCAATGTAGGTTTCCAAGAGTTCGTTTTCATCATCTACATCGATACGAGCTTGAGCCTTCATTTCGCTGATAGTCACCACCTGCTGTGAAGGTGCAACCTGACGGATCGGTTTGAACGTATGCATTTTTCACCCCGTGAAAGGCATTGTGATTGCAAAGTAGAGAAGACTAATCCCCGGATGCCTTGCCTTTGTTTTTCGGCACAGTTGCCGCCTTGTTTTTCGGGGCTTTCTTGGCCTTCTTGTTGGCATTACGGTCTGAATCAGCTTCATCACTGACATCGACCTCAACGCCCCATCCATTGCTTACCGCGAGCTCCGCAGCTTGCCCCTCAGCAACATCACCAGGTGTATATTTGCGGGTATCCTGACCTTCAGCCGCTCTGAATGACTTCGTGATACGTGCTTGCATGACAATTCCCCTTGATTGAATGAAAAGAGGGCAGCCCAAGAGAGCTGCCCCCAATATCTACGTGCCTTTTACAACAGGCCGATAACGTTAGGCGTCTGCTTCAACCTTCAGCAGCTTGATTGCTTCGGATTTCTTCAGCGCGCCACCGAGGCGGCGGCGGGCATACCACTTGACGTAGCCGGGCGTGGTGATCTCGTCGCGGGTCAGACGGAAACCAACCAGATCGGCCAGAACGTAGCCCGCCTTGAAGTCACCGAACGCGATCGGAAATGCATTCGCTGCAAGATCCGGCATTTCTTCACTTTCGGCGATGCCGTATCCGAGCAGCCGGTCTGGCTGACCCGATTTGATGTCGCCCATCTTCCAAAGGTAGTTACCGTCGCCATCCTTCAGCTTCATGGTTTCGCCGACAGTGGCTTTGTTCATCAGCCACTGAGCGTTATTTCGGTAGCCGCGCTTGAGGCTTTGCACCACATCGATAAAGCGATCCGAATCAGTCATCGCCGCGGCAGCACCGGAAGCGACATACTGCAGCGTCCCAAAGGCGCGGGTCCCGTCGGCGACCAAGCTTTTTGCCCCGTTCAGGAAGCCCGTGGGCTTCTTGCTGCCGTTGCCGTTAACGATGGCGTTTTCCTCACCGGCGGCGAAGCCTTCAACGATAGCAGTTGTCAGCCAGCTCTCGACATCAAAGAAAACGTCGTCAAGGCTCTCTTCCGAGGCGCTGGGATAGGCGTAGATCATTCCGAACGTTGGCGCGATCTCTTCCAGCGCAGGCGTATCCGTGGCGGTACGGGTATCGGTTTCGCCAACCCAGCCGTAAGTAAGGCCACGCACATCAACCAGCTCCTTATAGTCCTTCGATCCGGCCTGAACGACGCTGACCAATTCACGCAGAGGATTTATCTCGGCCAGTTCACGGTGGATCGTCCGCCCAATTACTTCCGGAACCGCATAGCCACCGGCGCCGTCTGTTGTCGTGGTCACGGCGCGCCGCTGGATTTCCTGCAGATCAGCCTTGGCCTGCTCAGAGTTGGGCGAACGAAGCATCGAAAGGAACTTCTCGCGGTGCTCGATCTGCTCGGGCGTCAGATTGACTTCCTTGCCGTCACCGCTGCCGCCTGGACGGGACTGCCGCTTGGCCAACTTGTCGAGGTCGTCGCGGATCGTTTTGAGCGCCTTAAGCTCTTCTGTGATTTTCTCGACCTGTTCACGCGCGACCGGATCTTCGGCCCCCCGCTTTTCCATCTCGGCAAGGCGGGCATCATTCTTGGACTTGAACTCCTCGAAGGTGGTCAGAAGCTTTTCCTGCACCTCCTTGACGTCGGACATGCTGGGCTCGCCGTCACGTGTCTCGTAAACGCCATTCGCATTTTCGAGCTTCACCAAGTATGTGAAGTGATCAAGGGACATCGCCCCAAGCGACACGGGGGTGGCAACACCCGTCACCAGCGCCGCAGTCATCAGCAGATGTTTCATCTGGTTCTCCTTAAGATTTCATGAGTTTGAGCAGCCGGTCGGCGCTCGATTGCAGCGTTACCTTCGTACCTTGAGCATCACGCTCAGTGTCCCGAATGCGTTTTGCGGCAGCGACCATCGCGGCAGCTGCCTTTTGTGAGAAACCACCTTCGTCACGAAGGCTGCTCTCGAATGATTTCCAGTCGCAGATCGCAGAGATCTCGCCAATGGCCTTGGTACCTGACACCCGGGCTTCACCATTCGCAGGGAAAGTGACCAGTGAACACTCCCAGAGATCAATCTCAGTAAGTGTACGAATGTCAGTTTCAGCCTCATCTTCCCATTTCATTGGCATGAAGCCGATCGACAAACCATTGATCGCCCCCGCCTTGAGAAGCGCATGCGCGTTCCGGCCACCATCAACGTCGAGCGCCAACTGACCCTTAACGAACAGGCCCTTGCTGTCCTCGCGCATTTCAACATAGGCTCCGATGGGTTGGCGTGAATCGTGCTGCCAAAGCAGTGCAGGCAACGTGCCCTGCGCCTTATGCTCGGCGAGACTGGCGGTAAACGCACCAGGAGCGACGATTTCTCCGTAGCTGTCCCGAACACCGAAAACTGAGCCGTAGCCCTCAAACTGTCCAGTTTCGCTCAGCTGCTTTTGCTGCAACCGAACTGTGGCGGTCCGCTGTTGCGGCGCGCTCTTAATCTCAAGCTTGCGTTTCATCGCCGTCTCCTTCTGGCTTTATTGTGCTGGCGATCGGCTCACGCAGGACGTCGCCGCCTTCCTTAGGCTGCAGACCAGAGGCGAGACGCACTTCGTTCTGCGTCATCCATGGCACCCCTCCACCACTGCCGAGAGCCTTGCCGAAATACTCGCCGCGATCCTTTAATGTCGCGGTCTGCAGTTCTTGGTTTGCAAACTCAACGAAGAGAGGGCCCGCACCGTCGAGGATGAATTCGTCTACGCGCTGTACCCAGTTTTCCTGCCACTTGCGTTCGGTCTGCCTGCTGTGAGCAGCAAAGAAAGCCTCCGCACTGGCATATGTAGCGGCCTTGTCGGAGTGTCCGATCATCTGCGGAAATACACCGAACCCGCGGCAGATTACTTCAACCTGCATCTTCCGCGTTTCCAGCAGCTGATTGTCGATCGAGGACATAGACAGTGATTTGTAGGTCATGCCATTGTCGAGAACAGCAGTTTTAAACTTGTTATTACCTGAGCTGACAGCGCCCCATGCTGCCTTCAATCTTTGGATTGCCTCGGCAGATAGTGAGCTTTCTGTCGTCAGTATTCCTGAGGCGCGCCCTCCGTTCTCAAACAGCTTGGACGCAGTGGTTTCTGCAGCGAGGGACAGGCCAATCGAGCGAGAAAGCTGGTTGACAGCATTCATCCCACGAACACGATCCCATGAGCGATTTCGGAGATGAAATATGTCTTCTGGTCCTACGCGGGCAATCATGCCCCACTCGTCGGCGATCGTATAAATCCGGGTATATCGCGCGCGATCTTCGATGGTCACCATGTAAGGCATCAGTGGGATGAGCTCCACGATCTCCCCGTCCCTGACGTCGCGCACCGGGAACGCATACCCATTGCCCGTGAGCGCGGCGTGCATCGTGAGTGTTTCACGAAACTCCATCGAGGTTTGCCATTCATTCGGGCGGCGGTTTAGCAACCTGTAGACGGGCAAATCCCGAGCATGCTCTTTGCGTCCCTCACCAAGGTCGCGCATAACCTGCATCGGCGGCACCGAGCACGCGTCTGCGATAACGCCAACACAAGCCAACACGGTCATTTCCATCAAAGCCGTGCGTTCGCTAACCACCTCACCAGCTTCGTTTCGCCCTCCACCCCAGCCATCAATTGCCTCGGCAATCTGCTCGATCGACTTGCCGCGGCGTTTCAAGAACCCCAACATCAAAGCACCAGCATTTCAGCGTCGTCTAAGTAGCTACGACCAGAAGCGCTTGCAGCCTCAGGGTTTCTGCTCATCAGCATTGCAGCGTTGAACGTCGCCATGAGCGGATCAATCTTTGCCAGACCGGATCGCTGCTTCGTCACCATGCGCGCATTCCCTCTTAATTCAGTCTTTGCGTTGCCAACGCACCAGTTCATCAAGGGCTGCCCGCAATGATGGAACGTGCCCTTTTTCAGCTTTCTGGGCAGACCATTAATCGCCGCATTCAGGCGATATCCCTGACTGACAGGCCGTACCTGCTCATCGGTCAGCCCCCGCATCGCCAAGGCGTCGACGATATCCGCAACGCCCTCGGGGTCGAGCCCGATAGCCGCATCCTCCGGCAGCAGACCGCGCTCCATTAGATCCGCGCAGATGTCGGCAACGGAATCGATGTCCTCGCTTAAATCGGAGCAGATCACCAGATCCCCGAATTCGGCAAAATCCTGCAGACGCTCCGCAATTTCAGGTCGCGCCTTAAGGACATCGTCTTGGACCCAAGCGCGGGCCCAGTGTAGCCAGTCGCGCGTCTCGCTATGCCGGCCGATCACAGCCAACCCCAGAAGATCATCGAGGCCACCGCCATCGATGCCCACGACACAGACATCGCAGCTGCTCATAATGCCCTCGAGCGTAAGCATTTCGTCGGCCCGATCTTCCCAATTATCGGCACCCGCCCAACGATCAGAATGCAAACCGACGCCGATCTGGATGTTAAGGTGCTGCGATAGCCAAAGCTGCACGTCCTCTGCGCCCTTGGCCTTCGCCTTTCGATATTCGCGCTCGAGCAGGTCAATGAAGACCGATCGTCCAAGGTTAGGCATAACCATCGGCCAGAAATCTGGGTTGAGAAACGGCCTGCCCTTATCCGCCTGCATATCTTCCGGGAACTCATAGAGCACTGCGAGCAATCCCTCAGCCGGTGTCGTACCATCGCGTACAGCGCGCGCGTTGTTCAGCTCAGTACGGAAAATCCCTGCTGGCTCATCAACAGACTGCGTCGTGATGAACACCAAAAGGCAATTTGGTTTGTTCATGCCGCCCCGGATCTGCCCGATGACCTTCTTCGCGTATGCCCTCGAGGACATCAGGTGCAGCTCATCGATGATTGCAAAGACCGGAATGCCCCCGGTGACCACGTTCATGTCGAACGACTTAATCGCCAGCGTTGCTCCCGTCGGGATATAGGTGACCATTTTTCGGTGATCCTGAACGTGGAACATCCGCGTCAGTTCTGGGTCTGCAGCGATCATTCCTTGCACCTGGGCAAAGCAGGTCTCTGCCACACCCTGAGTTGGCCCAATAATCACCATCTTGGCGTTAGGCACTTCGTTGATCATAAGGGCGATCAAACCAAGTGCCGCTGAGTTGGTAGTCTTAGAGTTCTTCTTTGGCACCAGCAGGAACAACTCGCTGATCATCCTGATCTTGGTCTTTGGATCTACGCAGCCAAAGAGAGCGCGCAGGATGTCGCGAAACCAGTCCCCGCCCACATCTCCGAGCCGCGGCTGACCCGCGACATCCGGAAGGCGCAACTGGTCAAAGATGCGAACAGCCACAGCGGCGCGCTTTTCATCTACGGGCACCTCCGGCATCGGTGTATCCCCAGCCTTCAGCTTTTCGACCCAATCAGGACAAGAGAGATCGCCGTCAAAAGGCATCAGTGCACCTCATCTGACTTTGGTGCATTGCCGAGGAAAGACCAGCTGCCGTCTGGGGCACTGTCGCGCTTGCGCTGTTCTTTTTTGCCGAGCTTGTCGACGGCTTTAGGCTTACGGATGTCGCTCGCCATACCTCTCAACTCTTCAGCCAAAACAAGTTTGCCCAATTCCTTCATCGCAGAGACAGATCCGGCTTCAGCCGCACGATCGAGCTGGAGGAAGACCCGCCCGCGCGCCTCGGCGATAACCACTTCGCGTGCTCGCTTGATTGAGCCATTTCGAAAATAATGCCTGTTCAGCGTCGGTACACTGACGCCGATCTCCGCAGCGATTTGTTGTGATGTCCACCGGGCAACCACCAAGAGCCTGACTTTATTGACTCTTTCAGCCGTCGGTATGTGCCCAGTCGCACCCGGCTTGCCACGCCCCTCAGGTATGGGGTCACCCAGCAGGTCAAAATCCCTCACCACAGAAAAAAATCTCCGACTATA